TCGTCGATCACCGAGCTGCGCCGCTCCGCGATCCGCGACTTCGAACGCATCAACCGTGAGGCCACCGTCACCGCCGCGGCCGTGTCGGGGAAGTTCTCCGCCGCGTTCGCGTCCACGATCCCCCTCCTCGCCGGGTTCGCCGTCGCCGTCGGGGCCGGCCTGGGCGCCCTCACCGTCTTCGGGCTCAAGGCCACCGCCGAGCTCGAGCAGACACAGATCTCCTTCAACAGCCTCCTGGGATCGGCGGAGAAAGGGAAACGCGTCTTCGCGGACCTGCAGCAGTTCGCGGCGATCACCCCCTTCGAATTCCCCGACGTGGCCGGGGCCGCTCAACGGTTCTTTGCGTTCAACGACGCCGTCGGCCTGTCCGACGACGCGGTCCGGGAGTTCCTCACCACCCTCGGCAACGTCGCCTCCGTCACCGGCGGCGGCGCCCAGGCACTCAACTCCGTCACCCTCGCCATGGGGCAGATCGCCTCATCGGGGAAGGTTACCCTCGACAACCTCAACCAGATCTCCGAAGCGCTGCCCGGCTTCTCCGGCGTCGCCGCGATCGCCTCCGCACAGGGCAAAACCACCGCACAGGTGATGCAGGAAATCTCGGCCGGGTCGATCGGCGCGGCGGAGGGAATCCAAGCCCTCCTCAAAGGGATGCAGACGTTCCCCGGCGCGGCCGGGGCGATGGAGGCCCAGTCCCAAACCCTCCTCGGCGTGTTCTCCACCTTCAAAGACACCCTCTCCCAAGCCCTGGTCGCCGGGTTCGCGCCCGTCATCCCCGAGATCAAAGCAGCGCTCACCGAGGTAACCCCGATCCTGCAGGAAGCCATCGCCGACATCGCCCCCGTCCTCGGCGACACCCTGGCCCTGCTACTCCCGCTGATCGGGAACCTAGTCAAGGCCATCACACCGATCATCGGGCCAATCATCGAAGCCCTCGGCCCCGCCCTCGAAACCCTCAGCCCCCACCTGCTCGACCTGGGTGCCGCACTCGGCGAGGTCACCGTCGCCCTTGTGCCGATCCTGCCCTTGCTGGCCGAGTTCCTCGGCGCTGTGATCCAGCTGGCGATACCGGCGTTGAAGCTGCTGGCGATCGTTTTGACGCCGCTCGGGCCAGTGTTCAACTTCATGGCCGAGGCGATCGCCGAATTCAGCCGCGCCTTCGAAATGATCCCCTGGACGGAGGTGGGCGTCGACATCGTGACCACCATGGCCGACGCTGTCCAGGCGGTCATGGACTTCATCGAGATGATCCGCAAGTTCATTGACGTGGTGCCGTTGGAGACGGAGAAGGCATTCCAGTCGTTCACCGCCAGCATCCGTAATGGCATCTCCACCGCGATCGGGTTCGTTACTGGCATCCCCGGCCGGATCAAGGACGCCATCGGCGACCTCGGCGGGCTTCTGGTCAACGCGGGCCGCGACGCCATCCGCGGACTGTGGAACGGCATACAGTCTATGGGCGCGTGGCTCCGCTCCCGGATCATCGGGTTCGCGAAGTCGGCGATCCCCGACCCGCTCGAGCGGTTCTTCGGCATCGCGTCGCCGTCCAAGTTCATGGCCGACAAGATCGGCGAACCGCTTGGGTTGGGCATCGGTGTCGGCTTTGAGCGGGGCCTGTCCTCCGTGGGGCAGATGTTGGCCGACGCCACCGGCGGCATGGGCGCTGCCACCCCGGCCGGCGGCGCCGGTGGCGGTACGTCGGTTGTGTTCGGACCCAACTCGATCGTCGTTAGGATCAGCGGAAGTGTCACCGCTGAGCAGGCCCAGGCGGTCGGTGCGGCGGTCGGGAACGGTGTCGTTGACGCCATGGCCCGGCGGGGGATCACCACGGCAGTGAGGACGATGTGAGATGGGCAACTACAACCCGAGTTTGCCGGTCATCCTCGGACAGGAGTGGGTACCCATCCGCGATGAGGATCTGGTGTTCTCACCGGTCGTCAACGCCTTCGAGCAGGGCCACAAGTTCACCCTCGCCCAGTCGCGGGTGTTGCAGGACGGCCGGTTCTACATCCACGACCAGGCGCCCGGGCTGACCAACGAAGCCGTCAACCTGATCAACATCTATCCGGCTGCGTCGATCAACGCCGCCGGCCCGATCCAGTCGGTCATCATCCCCTGCAACAGCGGTGCCGTCACCGGTAGCACCACCACCATCACCGGCGGGTCCGTCGCTGCGGCGCTCGCCGACCCCAGCGACGGCTTCGGCATCCACTCGACCTTCAACGCCGTCCAGCAGGAAATCGGCTTGTTCTTCGCGGTCAACAGCTACTCGGCGGCCCTCACCAACAAACGCATAGTGGGCGTCCAATTCCTTTACACCGCCTACGCCGTCAACGACAACACCGCCGGCCCATTCATCAACCAACAGGGCACCACCCCACCCACCTACCTATTCATCGCCGCCGACAACGTCCCCCTAGGCATCGACTACGGACCCCTCACCGACACCCTCTACACCGCCACCGTCGCGCAAGCCCCCTACACCACACCCATCGGCAGTCTCAACATGGGCGAGGTTTCCCAGTTTTGGAGCACCTCACCCGGCGACGAACGGCTCCCCTGGAAGTTCGCCGATCTACAACGTTTCGAAGCCAGCGCTGGCGCCACCCGGCGTTTCTTCCGCATCGTCGTCCAGATGATGTCCAACGCCGGTGATCGGTTCTTCCTCGGCTACGCCGCCCTGCGGGTCCTCTACTGCGAGGAGACCCGCACCGCCTACGGCGGGCGCCGCAACAACAACAATCAAATCCTCGGGGTGCAAACCGTCCCCCTGCGCACCGCCACCGCCAACACCCTCAACCCCGTCCTGACCGCCGGGGATTACATCGTCACCGTCTCCGCCGCGGACATCGGCGCACTGAACGCCAGCGCCGGCGCGATCACCACCTACCCGGCGCTGAACGCCTTACGCGAGCTCTACTCCATCCCCCCGCACCCCGGTACCCAACTGAAACTGACCACAGTGGAGGGGGAGACGTTCACCCCCTTAGAAACCCACATCCTGCCCCAACTGTCCCTGCACACCTCCGGTGGGCCGCTCACCGAACCGCACGTCTACGGCCGGCAGGCAGCCGCCCACATCTACGGGTCGATCATCGCGTCCCAAGAGATACTCGACCCCGGCCCGGGCGGCTCATCGTGGCCGCAGGTCCGCTACTACGCCCGCCGGTTCGGCGACACCACCGTCCCTCTGCTGCTCTTCTCCCCCGACATCACGGGCTCCGGGGCGAGCGTGAGCATCACACCCACCGAACACGACGCCCTCCCCGAGATCATGGACGGGTGGAAGGAAGTAACCCTCCGGTTCACCACCCCCCCGACGATGCCGGCCGGGCAGACTCGCTGGCGGTGGTCCGCGACCGGTGAAGCCGCCGGTAGCCGGTGGGAAGTTCTCGGCGCGATCGCCCCAGCCATCTCCGGTACTCCCGGCAACAGCCTCAACAAAGTGCCCGCTCCGCACCAACTGTCCACAGCCACCTACGGGGCACCCACCCAGGGCGACACCACCAACCTCGGATGGGTCCCCGGCTACTCCCCGATCGTCACCTCCGTCACCGACGACCAAACCGCAGACGCCACCCTCCTGTTCTCCCAAGACCCGCCCACCATCACCGGCGTCGCGATCACCCAACTCAGCCAAACCGTCACCGGCATCGGCCTGGACTGCGGCACCATCCCGTGCTGCATCCCCACCGGCATCGGCTACAACCGGGTCACCTGGCCCGTGTCGTCGATGCCCATCACCGGCTTCGGCGCATACGAGCTGCAGCGGTGGGACTCGGTCACCGACTGGCAGACCATCATGTCGGCGTCCTCGCCGGCAATAACCGGCTTCAACGACTTCGAAGCCCGTGTCGGGTTGGCGTCGGTCTACCGGATCCGGATAACGAACCTGTACGACTTCGCCGGGGGCTGGTCGACGCAAGTCACCGGCACCGTGGCGTCGCCTGGTGTGGACGGCTGCGCCGCAGACGGCGGGGTATTGATCTTCACCACCAATGATGACCAAACCGGCGCGTCGAATTTGGCCTACAGCCCCGGCTGGGAGGGGTCCACCGAGGAGACATTCGACTTCCCCGAAGCGGACCAGGTCACCTATCAACGCATGTATAACCGGGACGGGTCTGTCGCCTTCCACGGCACGGAACGGGGCCTCGAGCACTTCACGCGGCTGTTGGTCATCCAACAGGCCGCCATCGACCCGATACGGCTGGCGAACCTGCGCAGCCTCCGCGACCTCGCCTGGGCGGACCATCCCTATGTGTGCGTCCGCGACGATGTCGGGGACCGGTGGTTCGCGAGCGTCCGCGTCCCGAACGAACGCGTCCACCAACGGGCCCTGTATCTGGCCACGGTGGACGTAACCGAGGTCACGCAAACCGCCGCGCCGATCGACCCGAGCTGACGCCGATGACCCTCACAACGTTGCCGTTCGACGACCTCCTCGACGTGGCCCCCCACGTCGGGCAGCGGGTCGCCACGTTCGCGTGGCAGCTGGTCGACGGGGTCACCGATCAAGTGTTGGGGGACCTGCGTCCGATCCTGGACGCGCCGCCGGTCATCAGCCACGACACCAGCCAGGCCATCAAACGCACCATCCAAAGCATCCGCTTCGGGGTCGAGGACACGGCCGCCATCAACGCCCTGACCGACCGGATCCGCCCCTACATGGTCATCGGTGGGGTGTCGTGGCCGCTGGGCCGGTTCATGTTCACCGACGATTCTGAGTTCGTCAGCACGGGCGGGGACACATCAAACGATGTGCTGGTCGATGAGATGTTCATCGTGGACCAACAAATCGACCGGGGCTTCGCCACCCTGGACACGGCCACGGGCACCGTCGTCGACCTGATCAGCGGACTGCCCCTGGTCACCCCGTTCAACATCGCGGCGTCCCCGTACGCGGCGCAGGGCGGCTGGTCCGCCGGCACCCGCCGCGCCCAGATCCTCGATGAGCTCGCCGTCCAGGGCGACTACTTCACCGCGTGGATGAACAACCTGGGCCAGTTCTCGATGATCCGCACCTTTGACCCGGCCGTGGTCGTCCCGCAGTTCGACTGGGATGTCGGCGGGAAGGTGCTGCGGGACTTCCCGATCCGCACCTCCGATGTGCTCTCCGCCCCAAACCGGTTCGTGGTCATCTCCAACTCCGAATCGGCCGGGGATATCCCCATCGTCGGCACCTACGACGTGCCGCCCTCCGCCCCCCACTCCATCGCCAACCGCGGCTTTGTGATCCCCGACGTGCGTGATGTCCAACTAGCCGACCCCACCCAGGCCAACGCGGCCGCCCGCAACATCGGCATGCGGCAGACCATCTTTGAACGGTTCGACATCACCACCGCACCCGACCCGCGGCACGACTCCTATGACACGGTGCACTGGCTGGGCGTCAACTGGCTCGAGCTTTTCTGGTCGATCACCTGTGTCGAAGGGGCACCCATGCGGCACATCATCCGCCGGAGCTACCAGTGAGCCCCGAGGAAGCCAAAGCCTTCGCTGGTGCGCTTGTGGCCGAGGCGAAGCGGCTCGGCCTGACCTGGTCGATCCGCCCGGCGACCGTGTTCACCGCCGAAACGGGCAGCCTGGTCGCGACTGGCATTTTCGACGGCGACAACACCAACGTTCCGATGATCAACCTGTTGGGTGCGGACATCGGCGACCGGGTCTACGTCATCCAAATACCGCAGGGCGGCAACTACATATTCGGATCCTCCGCCCCCACCGGCCTGATCGCCCAGGTCGACTCCGCCACCAACTCCGCCGCGGTCGGCGCCGAAGCCGTGGTTCTCACCTTGCCGACAACCGTGTTCCTCAACGAACGCGCCTACCGGGCCAGGTTCCGGGGCGGCACCCTCTCGTCGGGGGCGAACGGGTTCGTATACCGGATCCGGCAGACCAGCGTGGCGGGCACCATCCTGCACGTCACACAGGACTTGGGGAACACCACCGGGGTCAGCATGTTCGATGAGATGGTCATGGTCCGCACCGCCGGGTCGGACCTGGTCGACAACCTAGTTTTGACGCTGCAGGCATTGGCGGGGACGGTGACGATGCTCGGTAACGCGTCGTTCGTGCGGTACTTCGAGCTGGAAAACGCCGGCCCGTCCAGCCGGTACACCAACCGTATTGCGATCTAGAAACGGCTGGGTAGCCTAAACTGGATTTCCCGACTAACCCCCGGAAGGCAAGCCAGTGGATGACACCCAGCCCTACCGGTATGCGGTCATCACCACCCGCAACCGGTCCTCCGAGCTCGCCCGCGCTGTCGCCGCGCTCACCGGACAGGTCCAACAGGTGATCGTGGTTGACAACAACGACATGGGGTCCCCGCACCGGGTCACCCCCAACCCGGCCGCGGACAGCCCACCCGACCGGGTGATCTGGTCGTCGATCAATGTGGTGCTGTGGGATCCGGAGCAGCCACCCAACCTGTCCCGGCTGTGGAACCTCGGCATCGACTGGGCCCGGGAGCACGCCGCCCGGCTCGGCGAGGACCGGTGGGATGTGGCCGTCCTCAACGACGACGCGATCGTGCCCCCCGGCTGGTTCGACCAGCTCGCCCAACCCATGCGGCTGTGGAACTGCGCCGCCGCGTCCGCTGGCCTGTCCGACGGCACCCCCGGCAGCCGCATCCACCGCACCCCCGGCACGACCTCCCTGCACCAGCGGATGCAGGGGTTCGCGTTCATTCTCAAGGGCGAGGCGGGGCTACGCGCCGACGAACGGCTCCGCTGGTGGTGCGGCGACAACGACCTCGACATGCAGGCCCGCGCCGCGGGCGGCACACTGGTGGCCGCCACCCCCGTGATCGAACATCTCCATCCTGACCAGTCCACCACCGGCGTCCTCGCCGAACAAACCGGCATCGACATGGCCACGTTTGTGGACAAGTGGGGGTTCCGGCCATGGTGAACATGCAAGCCGACCGGTACCGGACCGCGCTGGCAATCATCGTCCGGTCCGACATCAACCGGACCCTGATCGCCGCCGGGCGGACGCCCACGAACACCGACCGACTCCACGCCGACGACCTCAACTACGACTGGCGGGCCATCACCCGCTACCGGCCGGCGGTCGAGCGGGCCAGCCGATGACCCGCCACGAGTTCCTTACCGCCCTCCACGCCCTCCTCAAACCGAAGGTGTATCTCGAGGTCGGCGTTCAGCACGGAACCAGCCTCGCCCTGTGCCAGTTCGGCACAACCCAGGGCTACGGCATCGACCCCAACCCGCTGGTCGACTGGCCCGGCCTGTTCCGGATGACCTCCGACCAGTTCTTCGACATCGCCGACCCCGACAACCTCGACGGCCTCCTCGGCGGCCGCGTCGACCTTGGCTTCATCGACGGGATGCACCTGGTGGAGTTCGCGCTCCGCGACTTCATCGGCATGGAGCGGCTATGCCAACCGGCCACCTTCCGGGAAACCGAAACCGCGTACGTCCAAGTCGAAGCGTCAACCTCCGTCATCGTGTTCGACGACGTACTTCCCCGCAACCAGGCCGAGGCCGCCCGCGACCAATGCCCCGGCGACTGGACAGGCGACGTGTGGCGCATCGATGAGATCCTGTCCCGGTTCCGCACCGACCTCGACCTGATGCTCATCGACACCCAACCAACCGGCCTGCTGGTGGTCACCAACCTCAACCCGGACAACCGGATCCTGTCCGAACGGGCCGACGACATCGCCACCCGCTGGCCGCCCGAAGAGCAAACCGTCCCCGCTGCGATCCTCGCCCGCGCGGAGGCGTGGCAGCCCCCCGACGCGTTGCAGGCCATCGCTGACTGGTGGCGTATCTTGTCGGCAACACGACCCCGCCCGGAGGTGGCCCAGTGAAGATTGCAGTGACCGGTGGCAGCGGATTCCTCGGCCAAGCCGCCATCCGCGCCGCCCGGGTGGCCGGACACACCGCCTGGGCGTTCGACCGGCACGAAGGCAACGACGTGCTCGGCGACCTGTCCGGGCTGGACTCCGCAGACTGTGTCATCCACCTAGCCGGCATGTTGGGGACGGCCGAGCTGTTCGCCCACGCAGAGGAGGCCGTCCACGCCAACGTCATCGGCGCCCTGCGGATCCTCGACTGGTGCGCCCGCACCGGCGCGTCCTACGTCGGTATCACAATGCCCGACTCCAGCTGGGCGAACGTGTATCAGGCGACCAAGCTGTGCGCTAACCGGCTCGCCACGGCGTGGCACCAGTCCAAGGGGGTGCCGGTGTCGCATGTGCGGGCGTTCAACGCCTACGGCCCCGGCCAGAAGCACGGCCCCGGGCATCCGCGGAAGATCCTGCCCGCGTTCGCTTCGGACGCGTGGGCGCGGCGGCCGATCCAGATCTGGGGCGACGGCACCCAGACGGTGGACCTGATCCACGCCGATGATGTGGGCCGGATCCTGAACATTGCCACGGCGTTCGGCGACGACCAGATCATCGACGCCGGGACGGGGGTGGCGGTGACTGTGAACGACGTGGCCGATTTCGTGAACGCCTACACCGGCAACCCGGCCGGTGTGGTGCACCTGCCGATGAGGGAGGGGGAGACCCCAAACACGTCGATCATCGCCCGGGGTGAGGGTTGGGGGTTGTTGGGGTGGCGGCCGGAGTTCGACTGGGAGCGGCTGGTGCCGACGATCCTCTCGTACGGACCCGACCTGTGATCGTGTACGTGTCGATCGGCAACTCCGACGACAAACTCACACAGGCCGAGTGGGCACGGTTCTACTCGGAGACCGCGCTTTTGCTCCAACGCTCCGCGAAGGTGGTACACGGACAGTGGGTGTCCGAACCGGCATCGGCGTGGCAGAACGCCTGTTGGTGCATTGAGGTCGATCCCATGGATGTCGGGTTGATCGAGTTCATCAAAGCCCAACTGATCGAGATTGCGGTGTGGGCACGACAGGACTCGATCGCGTGGGCGGCGGTCGCCGAGACCGAATTTCTACGACCATGAACACGGACCTCCGCGAGCACAAGTGGCTCACCCCCGAGGACGCCCGCCGCGGCAAGTGGGGTTGGGTAGCCGTCCTGGTGGCATGGTTCGCCGTCGACTTCCTTGCCTGGACGTATTGGCATCCGGTGTGGGAGGTGGCCAACCTGATCGGCTTGTGGACCGTCGGGATCGGCTTCGGGCTCCTCGAGATCTTCGGCGCCGGGTCTTGGGTGCGTGGCTGGCAGACCCGCGACCGGCAACGCCGGGGGCAGCCGTGATCGTGATCTATTCGGCGCTGTACGGCGACTACGACACCGTCAAACCGATCGACGCCGGCGTCCCCGCCTACCTGTTCACCGACCAGCCCGACATGGACGCCCCCGGCTGGACAGTCATCTACCGCCCCCATCGGGTCGTCACCCGCAACGGGCCGGCCGACCTGGTCGCGCCGATGCTGGCCCACAAGTGGTGGAAGACCCACCCCCACCGGGCAGCATCAGCCGCCGCCGAATACTGCCTGCCCCCCGACCCGGCCGACGTGACCATCTGGATTGACGCGTCCATCACCCCCGAACCCGGGTTCGTCGACAAGACCCTCGCCGCACTCGGCGACGACGACTGGGCGATGGTCCCCCACCCCTGGCGCACCTGCATCTACACCGAAGCCGACTACTCCGCCACCCTCCACCGGTACGCCGGCCTCGCCGGGCGGATCCTCGAGCAGTCAGCGTTCTACCGCAACGTCGTCGGCCACCCCCCCAACGCGGGCCTCATCGCCACCGGCGTCAACGCCCGCCGCCACACCCCAGCCGTCATCAAGGTCAGCGAGCTGTGGTGGATGGAATGCCTGACCTGGACACACCAGGATCAGATCTCCCTGCCCGTCCTGCTGCACATAGCCAGCCAGTGGGGGGAACGGCCGCGGTGGAACACCAACATCGGATGGTTGGAAGGGTGGGGGCTGTGGCCGCATCTGAGGTAACCGCCGTCATCCCCGCCCACCCGGCCCGCCTGTCCAACGGCCTCCTGACACGGGCGCTCGCGTCGGTCGCCGCGCAAACCCACCCCCCGGCGGCTGTAGCCGTCGCCATCGACCTGCACCGGGAAGGTGCGGCGGTTACCCGGCAACGCGCCCTCGACGCCGTCCGGACGCCGTGGGTGGCGTTCCTGGACTCCGACGACGAATGGCTCCCCCACCATCTCGAGGCCCTGACCGCGGTCGCGGACCAGGTGGACCGGTGCATCTGGGTGCACTCCTACTTTGAGCCGGTCGGCATGGGTGACCCGCTCGGACACTTCGGGCTGCCGTTCAACCCGGCTACCCCCCACCACACCACCATGACCGTCCTGGTACGCACCGACATCGCCCGGGAGGTCGGCTTCCGGGGTGAGGCGCCGGTGACGCTGTCGCCGTTCTGCAATGAGGACTGGGGGTTCATCACGGGGGTGTGCGCCCTCGCGGTCGCCCGGGATCTGGTGATGATGCCGTTGGCGGAGCGGACGTGGCGGTATCACGGGCATGGGGGTAACACGTCGGGTATGCCACACAAGGGAGACGCAGGGCGATGACTAGAGGCGACCGGGGCTATCTCACGCAAGCGCTGGTGCTGGCGCTGGTGCTTGTCGCGTTGAAGCTCACCCAGGTCATCAACTGGTCATGGTGGTGGATCGCCTCCCCGCTGGCCGGCGGCGCCGCCGTGGTCCTGCTGCGCAGGTCCGGCCGGCGCGAAGCGGGGCGGTCCGAATGACCCCCGCCCTCACCCTCTACCGGCCGTGGCCAGCCCTCATCTTCCGCGCCGGCAAGGACATCGAAAACCGGGGCTGGCGCACCGGCTACCGCGGCCGCCTGCTCATCCACGCCGGCCGCCGCTGGGACCATGCCGCCCTCGAGCTCGCCAGCCTCATCCGAGTCGGCGACACCGACACGGTGGCCCTCGACTGGATCTCCCAAAACCCCGACGACCACCCCACCGGCATCGTCGGCGCCGTCCACCTCTACGACTGCCACCGGGCCACGCCCAGCCCATGGGCAGCACACGACCAATGGAACTGGATGATCGAAGACCCCCGCGAGTTTCCCGAACCGATTCCCTGCGCAGGCAAGCAACAACTCTGGGCGCCACCCGCCGAACTAAGGGCCGCGCTGGCGGCAGCCCTGCAGGTTGTCGGGCTCACCGCATGAAGGTCAACGTCGGCTGCGGCCGGTTCCCCGCCAACGGCTGGATCAACATCGACGCCGACCCCGGCGTCATCGCCGACCGGGTCATCGACATCACCCAAAACCTCCCCCCCGACATCACCGGCATCACCGCCGTCTACCTCGGCCACATCCTCCACCTCATCCCACCCGCCGACGTACCCGTCGCCCTCCACCAAATCTGGCAACGCTGCCAACCCGGCGCCCAAGTAGCCATCGTCGGCCCCGACGCCCTCCGCCTCCTCGACAAGGGCCTCGACATGGCCAAGATCTACCAACACTTGGGAGGCGACCAACGGGCCTGGGCCTGCGACGCCCGCCGGCTCCTCGACATCGTCCGCATGTCCGGACTCCAACGCGCCCGACCCGTCGACATCGACTCTGAACACCTCCAAGGATTCCCCGTCGTCTCACGGGTCACCTGGCAATGCGCCGTCCGGGGACAGGTTCGCTAAACTCGGTTCCCGAAACCCCATTAGAAAGGGAACCCATGTCCATCGACACCGACCACACCCCCGCCAACGACACCAAGCGCACCAAGACACCGAAGGCCGCCGCACCGCCCGCCAAGCGGGCCGGGCGGCCCGCCGCCCCCCAAACCGTCGATGAGATGGTCGACGCCTACACCAAGCAGATCCAGGCCGCCCGGAAGTCCCTCAACGGCGCCGCCGGCCTCCTGTCTCGGATCGCCTCGAGCAGCTCGGACCCCACCATCGGCGGTGTCGGCGACTCCGGCCTCATCAACTGGCGCCACCTGGACGTGGTCCGCAGCAAGCTCACCGGCATCGACTACAACCTCCACGCCGCCCAACTGATGATCGGCCGCACCGGGTTCAGCGAGCCCACCGACAAGCTCTGAGCCCGAACGGGGGGCGATGAAGGTCTACGTCTACCCAGCCGACGTTTACGGCTGCGGCTGCTATCGGATGATCTGGGTATCCCAAACCCTGAAAGCCCAAGGGTATGACATCACCATCATCGCCCCCCAGGACCGGGGCAACTCCATCGGCGGGGACCTCGACTCCCAAGACAACTACCGGCTAGTCGCCCTCGGCCAAATCCCCGAAGACGCCGACGTGATCGTCATGCAACGCATCGTCCTCGCCCAGCTCGCCCAAGCAATCCCCATGCTCCGCGCCCGCGGCATCGCGATCGTCATCGACATGGACGACGACCTCACCACCATCCACCCCTCCAACATCGCATTCACCCGCCTCCACCCCAAGAACACCGACACCCGCTTCTACAGCTGGACCCACGCCGAACACGCCTGCCGCGACGCGACCCTCGTGACCGTGTCCACCCCGCCGCTACTGCGGGTCTACGCCCCCCACGGGCGGGGCCGGGTCTTGTTCAACCACATCCCCAGCCGCTACCTCGAGATCGCCCACTACGACAACGACCGGGTCGGGTGGGGCGGCTCCCTGCACTCCCACCCCGATGATCTGATGACCGTCGGCCCGGCGGTGGCCCGGTTGGAGAAAGAAAACAAGACCCGGTTTCTTTCCGTCGGCGACCCCGATGGGCTCCGCAAGACGCTCGGCCTGGCTGCCGAACCCGACTCGTTCGGGGCGGTCCACGTCACCGAATGGCCCTACGCCCTCTCGTGCATCGGTGTCGGCATGGCGCCCCTGGCGGACTCCCGGTTCAACGCCGCCAAGTCGTGGCTCAAGCCGCTCGAGATGTCCGCGTGTGGGGTGCCGTGGGTGGCGTCGCCGCGGCCGGAGTATGAGCGTTTCCACGCCCTCGGGGTGGGTGTGCTGGCAGACAAACCCCGCGACTGGTACCGGCAGCTCCGGGGGCTCATCGACGACCCGGCGCGGCGGGCAGAGCAGATCGAAATCGGCCGGGCGGTGGCCGCCGACTACACGATTGAGGCCAACGCGTGGCGGTGGTGGGAGGCGTGGTCGGAGGCCCTGGCGATCCAGCGGGGCGCATAAACTGGACATGTGGTCGGGTATGTGGGGCGGCATCGGCTGCGTCGGGTGGCTCCGCTGGTGGCGGTCACCGTCGCGGTGAGCGTGGCGGCAACCGTCGCGGTCATCCACAACCCGCCCCCGCCGCCGGTCCCGCCCGGTATGGTCGTCCCAGGGCCGACCAGCCCGCCCGCGACGCAGCCACCGGGGCAGCCGCCGGCTCCTGTGCCGCAGCCTCCCCCACCGGCGCCCACCGCGCGGCAGACCCCGGCACCCGGGCCGACCCCCGTCGTCGGAATCACGATCGGAATCGGACCGTGCAAGATCTCCATTTTGCGCGTTGACTGTACGATCACCTAGTCGGTGGTTGAATGCCTTCATGGATGGAAAGCATGCAGCGCCGCGCAAGCCGCGCCGACCCACGCGAATCCGCCGCCGACTCGACCTAATCGCCGCCGTCATCCTGATCGCCGCGTTCCTGGGTGCCGTGCTCGACAACAGCAACCAACCCGCCCCAGCTGCTGCCGCCCCGGCCGCGGCGCCCGCCCTCGAGGCGGTCGCCGACCCGGGCCAACTACGCGACCCGTTGGTGAGCCTGCAGGAGCGGCTACGGGATTGTGAAATCGACCTCGCTTCGGCGACCACGAAGGCACAGCGGGACGACGCCCGCAGGTGCATCGCCGCGTCTAACCGGTCGATCGCGTGGCTGCTGAACCATC